CCTTTGTAAAACACAAAAATGAACGTAACACTAGGAAGAGCAATTAACTTACTGAACTCAGGGTTCAGTGTAATGCCCATATCGGAGGGTAAAAAACCTCTGATTTTATGGAAGGAGTACCAGACAAAAAAGATAGAAAAGTCAGAATTAGAGAAGCTCGAATACAAGACCAAAGGATACGGTATTATAACTGGTTTTTATGATGTTGAATGTATAGATGTAGACTTAAAGGTATTTCCAACTATCCAAGACGGAAAGAAGTTCTGGAGTGACTTTATTTCTTTTATATCAGATTATATTGATGACTTTAATAGAAAGTTTGTAATATATAAGACTATAAATTCGGGATACCATATTATTTACCGATGCTCAAAGGTAGAAGGAAACAGAAAGCTTGCTACACTAAAGGGACATTCTCAAGCCTTAATTGAAACTAGGGGAACTGGTGGATACATTTACATCTACGATAATCAAGTATCTGATTTGTCTTATGAGCAAGTGCAGGAGATTACCGAAGAAGAAAGAGAGATTCTGTTTGGATTGTGCCGGTACTTCCACTACGATGAAGCAAAGGAGGAAACTAAGATTGAGATTACAGAATATAGTGGACTTACTCCGTGGCAGGATTACAATCAGAGAAACAAGGTTCTAGATTTAATTGCAAATGAGTTTACCGCAGTTAAGCACCTAACGGATCGGATAGTAATAAGAAAAACTAATTCTAAGGATGCCTTGCATGGATTTATATACAAGGATAGCGGATTGTGTTATCTCTTCACTACGGCCACGATTTACCCTCACGAGACACCTTTAACTCCGTTTAGTATCTACGCATACAAGTACTTTAATGGAGACTTCTCAATGGCTGCTAAAGAGCTGTACAAGGAAGGCTATGGCGAGCGAAAGATTCGCAAGGTAGAAATAGAGAAGATTGATATTCCACAGGAGGATTTAATATTTCCGATTGATGTTTTCCCAGAGTCATTGCAGAGTTATATTCTGTTAAATCAGAAAACACTTAATCATTCTATTGACTACATGGGTAGTTCATTACTTTGGCTTTTGTCTTTGTGCATTGGTAACGCTTGCAAGGTAGAGGTAAAAACGGGCTGGAGGGAATCTTGCAACATTTGGATTGGATTAATAGGCAAGGCAGGACTAGGAAAAACACCTAGTATAAATGCCATTATATTCCCAATTGCTAAGAAAAATAGCTTTGAGATTAAGCACTACCAGAACGAGTACAAAAAGTACAAGGAATACGAGCGTTTGACTGCAAAGGAAAAAAAGGATGTAGAGGAAATTAAGGAGCCAGTAAGAAAGCAACTAATTGTAAATGACATCACCGTAGAAGCTTTGGCGGATTTGCACGAGGAAAATCAAGTAGGTATTGCCGTATTTAAGGATGAATTGAACGGATGGATTAAGGACATGAATAAGTACAAGCCTGGCTCTGATCTCGAGTTTTGGCTCTCCTGCTGGTCTAATCAAGCAGCGATTCTAACTAGAAAGTCTGCAAAAAGTAGCTTTGTTGCGAGTCCATTGATTCCGGTGCTAGGTGGTATACAACCTGGGATATTTTCTCAGATTTCCACAATGGAAAACAAAGACAATGGATTCCTAGACCGATTGCTAGTAAGTTATCCAGATAAGGAGATTGAACACTATAACAAGAACTCAATTGACCAAGAAATATTGGATTGGTACGAGGCTTACATTAGTCAGTTCTATAACCTAGTGAGAAACCAAGTTTTGCAGTACAATAAATTTGGAGAGATTGAGAGTCGAATCATTCGATTTGATAGCAAAGCTGATATTGAGTGGGAGCGTATCTTTAACAATATCACAGATTTGCAGAACTCTGATGACATCTCTGAATATGTTAAATCCATGTTGAGTAAGCAGAAGGCTTATGTTCCTAGATTTGCTCTGTTGATTAATACGCTGTGGTCATTTGAGACAGGAAAGGATTTTGACTTTGTTACTAAGGAATCGTTACTCAAGGCAGAAAAGTTGAGTAACTACTTTATTGCTATGTCAAAGAAGATTAAGATTAGCAGTCTTGAATCCAATGAACTTAGTGAGATTATCAGGTCAATGAAAAATGAGTCCATAGAAAAGAAAATTGAGATGATTAATAAAACGATCCCTGATTTTAACCGCTCTGAATTAGCAGAGTTACTAAATGTAAGTAGAACAACAATTTATAAACACTTAAAGAAATGATTGAAGCACTAGACGAATTATCAGAAATCCCATTTGATGTATTTTGGGATAAGTTTAATGAAGCAAGACCTGGGGATTACGATAAGACATACACCCAGGGGATTTGGCTAAAAATGAGAGAAGCAAATAGGGTACTTGCATTTGAATACCTATGCAGGTTTGGTACAGATTACAAGAAACCACATATACATCTAGAAGTTTTTGATTTACCATTTTAAATATCCTACCCCCCCCCCTTATTTTAATATGAGACACGGCTCTTTATTTTCAGGTATTGGAGGCTTTGATTTAGCCTCAGAGTGGATGGGATGGGAAAATGTTTTCCATTGCGAATGGAATGAATTCGGACAAAAAGTTTTAAAATATTACTGGCATAAAGCAATAACATACAATGATATCACAAAGACAGATTTCACTATTCACCGAGGATCAATTGACATCCTTACAGGTGGATTCCCATGCCAACCATACTCATCCGCAGGAAAGAGACTTGGAAAAGAGGATTCGAGACACCTCTGGCCGGAGATGCTTAGAACAATTCGAGAGATTCAACCGACCTGGGTTGTGGGCGAAAATGTTCGCGGGCTTACTAATTGGAATGGAGGGTTGGTATTCGACGAAGTGCAGGCTGACCTGGAAGCTGAAGGCTACGAAGTCACACCGTTTCTACTTCCAGCTTGTGCCGTTAACGCACCCCATAGAAGAGACAGAATTTGGTTTGTTGCCTACTCCTCTAGCGCAAGCCAGAGAGCAAAAGAGCTTCGACAAATACGATCAGAGAATGGAGAGATTAGTCGAGAAGGGTCACAAACCATTTACGATGCCATTAGACCCAATGGCATTGAGAGGACTTCTTCCGACTCCAACTTGTTTCGATGCGACCAACGCATCCAATACGATGAAGTCAACACAGGTGAAGGAAGGCTCGATGCATTCGGTGACATTGACAAGGGCTATGTCAATGGGAATGCTACCGACACCAACGGCATCGGACAAGAATGCAGGCAGGAGAGGAAATGCTCCGAGGGAAGGTCACAACCCAATGACAAATTCACTAAAAGACGCAATAAATTACCAGGAGCAGACTTCCAAATGTTCCCAACTAGCGCCCCAATTTGTCATGGAGATGATGGGATTTCCGACAGACTGGACGGAATTACCTTTCCTAAATGGAGACAAGAGTCAATCAAAGCTGGAGGAAACGCAATCGTCCCTCAAGTAGTTTATCAAATATTTAAAGCAATCGAGCAGTATAATCAACTTGATAAGCAACTTTCTATATGAAACCACTAGACATTCTTAAACAGCTCAAGCAAGAATCGATGCTAGAATCCTATCCTAATGTGCCCAAGTATGCTATTTCAGCACCAAAGTACGAGGATAAGACAGCCAATGGACTAACTAAATGCGTCAAGGAGTTCCTAGAGCTTAGCGGATACCAAGCAGAGCGTATCAACACTATGGGTAGACCTATTGATAACCGGAAGCAAGTGACTGATGTAGTAGGCAGAACGAAGACCATAGGCTCCATGACATGGGGTAAGTCAACGGCCACAAAAGGATCAGCGGATATTTCAGCTACAATCCTTGGTAGGTCTGTAAAGATAGAGGTAAAAATAGGAGCAGATAGGCAGTCAGAACACCAGAAAATCTATCAAGAAGCTATCGAAAAGTCTGGAGGTCACTACTGGATTGTGAAAAACTTTGATGACTTCTATAAAAAATATGAAAATTTTCTTTTATCCAATAAATCAATAAGTTAATATTACAAGACAAACCAAAAACAAACAAAACAATGGCAAATTTATCAGAAATCTTCCTAAAGCAGGAAACACTAGAAACCCTACTTACCACCGTCAAGGCAAAGGGTTTAAAAGGAGTCTCTCTAACCATCTCAATGAACGATGAGGCGAACGATTACGGGCAGAATGTGCAATCCTATGTCTCACAGACAAAAGAGGACAGAGAGGCTAAAAAGCCTAAATTCTGGACGGGTTCAGGCAAAGTATTTTGGTCTGATAATAAACCAGCAATGGTAGTAGAAAAAAAGCAAGCGCATCAATCTAAAGCTCAATATGCCGAGAAAGAAAGCAACGACCTCCCATTCTAAGTTTATCCTTAAGCGTAGGTTTATTAATAACTTTAATGAATATACAGATTGGCAAGATATCGGATATGGAGAGTTTCTCTCCATTGAAGATGTCCAAGACAAAATCAAGCTCATGATTCAGAACTATAAGAATAAGCACATGGAGGTACACTTTGAAATGAATGGCAAATTGCTAGATTTTAATGGGAATGAAATATCACATCCAATTAAATTTACTCCAAAATGACTAGACATATTTTGCATTTAGTTAAATTTATAAATACGGCATTAGGCTTTATGACTTGCCTGTATTTAATAACTAAGTCCCAAGGTTCGTTTGCATTTCTACTTTGTCTTTTTGTTACCTATATAAATGTTACTATTGATGAAATACTCAAACGAACAGATTAAAAGAGCAGTTAGATCCTGCGTATGTTGCCAAAACAATGGCTTAAAAGTACATCTTGATATGGAAGACCATACCGAAGCTGGAGAGATATTCTTTAACCACTTTAGTGGCATTGTTGAGCCTAGACTTACAGAACTTCTTGAGAATACTAGATACGTTATTAAGCTACAACTAATTACTAGACACTTACAACACAATTACAAATGATAAAATATAAATACGAAGAATTGGACTTTCATGTCGATTCCGAATCAGGAAACTTGGTTATTGACTACGGAGAAAACGTAGTTGAAATAGAAAATCACTTTGCAATAGAGCTTGTTGAAATATTAAGGCAAAAACTCTATTTGCATAGAGAACAGAAAGAAAGTGTAATCAAACGATTCTTTAAATAATGGAAGAAGCTCAAGTACTCAATCCCTTTGGATACCTATCTGCCACCAAGGTACTCGATGAAAACCGCAAACCTAGTGAGTGGTGGATTGAGTACCTAGAGTTTAACGAAATAGTAGCTGAAAATGAATTCTATGTTCTTTTTTCAGATGGGTTGCTGGTTAAAAAAGGAAGGTCTAAATTTACAACTAGCCAGTATTTAAAATCAGAGAAATTTGTATCCTTTAATGAATTCTATAATAAAGAAGCTTTAGAAGATGATTGGGTTATGGTTGTTGGAATAATTTAAGGAATTTTTGGCACAATGTGACAATTAGTGCCGAAGTATAGAAACTAGTCAGGTGGTGGAATGAAGACACACATTGGAACTGCTTGTAAAAGTAATGGCACATTGAGATACCCTTAGATGTGCGTGCAGGATCATAGCCTGCCCTGACTACAAAATATAAAAACATGATACCACCATTTGCAATTCAAGTAGAAGAAGTCCTAGAGCAGATTCATAAAATGCTTATCGACAAAAATCGTAAGTACGGCAACTCTGCTTTAGAACCTCTAGGAGTGTTCAGTCAGTTGTCCGCAAAACAAGGACTACTCATTCGCATTGATGACAAGCTAAAGCGAATTAAAAACGGAAGCTTAGAGAAAGATGATGAGGATGTGGTAAACGACTTGATTGGTTACCTTGTTCTTTTGAAGATCAGCGATAATGTAAAGTAGAGTTTACAAAATGCACAATAAATGTGTAATATATTGCACATTAACCTAGTTTTTACCACTTAATGAATGAAATATGAGTCCTGATATCACCATGTGCATGGGGACAAATTGTCCCTACAAAGAAAGTTGCTATCGATTTACCGCTAAGCCTAGCGAGTATTGGCAGTCATATTTTACAGAACCACCAATTAAGGACGGAAAATGCGAAATGTACTGGGGTGATTTAAGCGAAGCTATTTGGGGTCAGCTTCAAGATATTGTTAAAAAGAAGTAAGATTTTAGTAAAAATTCATGCAAAAGTCGCCAAAATGTAGACGGTTGGCCACTTATATTGTCGATTTTTGGGACGAATTTATATAAAAAGGTGACAAACAATTCGGATAATTTCCGAATAACAACCTATAAGTTCACATATTGGGAACTTTTATTAACCTTTAGAATAACTTTTTAGCAACTCCTATCTGGTGAACTTTTTCCAAAGGTTGATATTGATAGCTAAACAAATATTTATTGTCTAAATAGCTAACCGATGCGCTCGGCTGGATCAACGAATTAACACCAACACCAAGGTAAATTCCTTTCGCTTTTTTAACGATTGTCTCGGTTTTTGTCTCCGTAATAGTATTTGTCACCACGGGTATCTTATAATCGTTCGTAGCGGTCATTTTAAGCACTTCTCCGAGGACTTCTCCGCTTATATATGTGTTACCATATTCAAAAGGTAAAGTGGTCTTAAAATGGCTAATTTGTGGCTTAAAATCGATTAGTACTGTATCCCTAAGAATCTGTGATTTTATCCACTTTTTCGGCACATAAACTGTGTCTTTTACCTCCACAATCAAAGTGTCCGTTTTTGTCACGGTTTCATATTTGTAGACAGTCTCTTGCTCAGGCTTTGGGTAAATGACAAAAGTCAAAAGGACACCAATTAAAAAGGCAATTATTGCGATTCTTATACGCTCGTCATCTAGTACCTCTTTCATTGCTCAATAAATAAGTTTTCATCGTAAAACATTTCTCTGAACATATCTCTGCATTTCTGATATGTCTGATATTCCTCATCTGTAAGGTCATTGTACTTAAGTATACTTCTTAACTTCTCATCGTAATCGTAGGATATTCCCTTTAGCTTTTTGCCATTTATAGCAGCTTGAAAATCATATTCATCGTCAGGCAAATCAAACTCTAATACTACTTTCATATTTTCCAGCGTGCTTTATTTCCTCTAATATCGTAATGAACCCAAGTCTTATAAATTCCCAATCCACCCTCTTTCATTTTACCATCTTTTATTAGCAACTCTATTGCCTTTGCAACGTCTTCTGGTTTAATCTTTGCAACTTGAATGTCGGCAGCCATCCCTAGGACGTGGTAACTATTTAAAGCTCCACCAATTTTTGCGTTATGTTCCTTACTCCTAAATCCTGAAGTTATACGTATTGGCTGACCTAAATTCTTACGTAGAGCCTCCAAGTTTTTGGCTAACTCTGTCAAGTTTTTAAGAACGTCATTTGTTGGCGCCGTACCATCAGCGCTGGCAAATTCGTTAAGGCTAAAGTTTGTCGAAAGTTTCATAACGGAAATTTACAACTGTCTACCAATAATTCCCAAGAGTCATTATCCTTCGTTCTAATTCGAAGACCTTCCAAGGTTAAAATTCGGCCTCCAGTAGGCTTGACAGGCGCTCCACGTTCAACGTGCCAGCCTCCAAAACCATCCTCAAACTCCTCTTTGTAAGCGCCAGTTATTGCAAGGTGAATTTGCTTTTGTATTATTTGATGAGCGTGTTTACCTGGATTGTATTGTACGGTATCCCTTGCATCGTTACGGCTTGAATTTTCGTGGATATGGCCCATAATAAATATGTCCATATTTTCGTAAAGCTCGAGCGCTCTAGTCAAGTTAATAGCTCCCTTGGTAACTACCCCACCCCCCCCTGAGCCGTGGAAATACTTCATCATTTTAGAAATGTAGGTATTAGTTTCTAGTTGCTTTTTAATGACTAGCCAACCACCATAACCGCCAGTATATACGCTAGTCGTGTTTGTGTAATTGAGCAAATCGACAAACCTTTGCAAAGGGTCGGTTTCTAAGTTTTTTATAATTGCAGTCTCGTGATTTCCGTATCCAATAACGGTTAACAAGTTAGCATAAGGACTCCACCAGTCTACGGCATCATAAATTACCGCGTCAATATAGTTTGCCTTATTATGTTCGGGCAATACGTCCTTTTTGCTTCTCCTTGGGTCGTATTTACCCTGCATTAAGCAAAAGAAATCGCCGTTTATAAAGATGGGAATTTCTTGGTCTTTGCAGTAATCTAAATGTCGCTTTAATTTCTCGCGATCACATTTAGGATTATCCCAATGTATGTCAGATAATAAAGCAATTTTGGACTCTTTTTGGTCGAGGTTGATTTGATGCAAATTCCTCGAGATTTTTTTTATTTCCATTATAGGATTAAAGAGGTTACAATTGTTTTGAGTAGGTCAAAGAAAGACCCAACGGAATGCTCCGGTAAAAAGTAGGCAGCAACTCCGCCGACTACAATTAAAAAAACCGCCCAAATTCCTAGGCGGATGTATTTTGATCTTTCAGCGTCCTTGTCCACGATATCTTTTTGGCTTTTGCTCATTTTTAGAATAGGCTTTTTTAGCTTTTCCGTTCCTTCGCTTGCCGAATGAATTTGGCTTACTTGCTTGTACTGCTTTTGCCATTACTTTTTAAATATTTTGTGCCAAATCCCTTTTACATCCTCTAAGAAAAACTCGCTTTTCTTTACTTGCTCCCATACTTTAATAATCAAACCGACAAACGTCAGTAAAAGAATAAGAAATTTAAGGCTTTCGTTCATATCAATAATCGAGGCAAGCGTTCCAATGATTCCGAGGCCTAAAACTTGTTCAAATGGAGGGACGTGGTGCATTAGATTTAATTAATTCGTTTATCAAAAATAAGGCATTTAATATGAAATAAAAAAGGCCTATTTCTAGGCCTCTAAATTGTCGGTGATGCATTACCATTACTTTTCCTTTAAAGCCTCGTAAAGAGGCCCTAAAACAAGCACAGTAAAGCCTTTGGCCTTTACCTTTTCCTTTACTAAATCAGCGTCCGATTTGCTTAGCTCAATGTCGCCTTCAGAATAGTAAATTTTCTTAGCGAGTTCGTAAAGTCTAATTGGGTCGTCTTTCTCTTCAGCTGAAAACAAAGCGTTTCCGACCATCTTAGACAAGTACATAAACTCGCCGTTTTCATTGGTAATTTTGTTGCCTTCGATGTCAGTTAAGGCAATTGCTAGATTTACAATCATATAAGTGTAAGGTTTAATTTTTCGGCAATATAAACATAGGCCGCCTCGTTTGAATTATCCCAGTCCAAATAATCTTCGCCAGTCATTGCAATATTTCCCTCTGCAAGTGTTTGGCCAATTACCAAAGGCATTGCCTCTGTTCCTTGTCCGCTTGCGCAAAGTGAATAGTAAAAATAGCAAGCAGTTGCAAGGTTGTCGTTTACAATATAGGCGTTTAGTAAGTTAGCCTCTTGGCTTTCGCCGTTTTTCCAAATGGTTACTGGTTTAATTTGTTTCATTTTATTTTATCGTTTAATTCTTTGATTGCTGATACTAACAAAGGTATTAATTCTGTATATCTTACGCTTAA